GTCATCTTGAAATTTTATTTCGAAAACTGAAAGTCCTTTTTAGGGTTAGATAGGTCAAACCCTTGATACCGAAGACCAAAATACAAGTGTGGAGTTATTTTGGCAATAAGATGTGGGACTCGTTTCCAATCTTATTAGACCAGAAGTGTGCGTTTTCTGGTCATCTTGGGATCGTTTCGAGACATATCTGTATAATTTATACGGATCTACGAATCTCAATTTATTCCAATATAAAGATCTTTTGCAGCGCATATGAAATCCACTCAAAAAGGGTATCATGATCGCTGTTGTCAAAAGATCAGTCATACCCGACTATATCTCGACGTATCTTCTACATGTATTGCGTTCTCATTGAGACATGTATATACCCGTGGAGTACGTCTGAGATTAATATGATTACGTTGTCGCATTACAAAATACAAAATATAATAGGGCGGGGGGACGTGTTATCAAACGTTGAGCTGAGAAAATTGAAATTGCAGGAGGCAATATAATTCCCGGCAAACAAGATTACTCATTATATAAAGTCCCCGGTGATGGTTTCTGTATGTTACATAGTCTACTCTGTGCAGCATTTTAGGTAGAGTATATCGAGCTCTGCCGAACAACCACTCCTAAAGCAGAAAATTACAATGAATATGCCAGGAGAACTCGCCTTCTTGGAGTCATAAAAGCTTATTAGAAAATCTTAGCTGATACACTAGCCAAATAACACCCAGATATATACGAATAATTGGTAGATCATTAGTCTACTATAACGAAGTATACCGGAGAAAGATGTATAGAATATTTCGACGGTCATGAAACTACAATTATTAAAATCGATCTAAAAGATCTTCAAGATTTAAAGATCGACTATTATTATTTTAATAGGTATATTAATTCCAATACTAAACCCGACTCTTTGCACAAATCTACTATCAATCTGATTCAACAATTGTTATATCCTTAACTAGATTTGTCTTATGATTTCTCCAGCGGATCTAATCATATCATATCCATCGTTCCTAATTAAGAAAAAGGAATGGTTGGGCACGCAGACTACTTCATGAAGAAATGAAAGAACAAGACATATTTCGATCAACTTATTAACACTGTAGTCAGAGATTGCATTAGTGCAATCTAATACGAAGAATTAAAGAAGGATAATGACGAGAGGAAAATTATCGCGAATAAACGTGTAAACGAAATTATTCTTACTGAATCTGTTTAATCCTTATCTAAAGGAGGTGCTGATCCTGTGAAAAATTAATAATAATCGATACCTACGTATAAGAAACACAAGTAAATTTATCCTGACTTCGTCGTCGGATTGGAAGTTTCAGAGAGGGAGAAAGAGTATATGTCTTAATTTAGATTCATCTCCTATGCGGAGCAACCAAAAAAGTACCCTCATCCTAGAAACAGAACCATCAGCGACTTATTCCACTGTTATATGTCCAAAATACTGCTCGATTAAGGGGTTGATTTCATAGAACACGCGGCTAAACCACATAAACTGTTAAAATGGTTCCACCAATATTTCGAAGTATTAAAGAAACATTATTAGTGGACTAGACCATACGTAATAGTGTAAGATAAGCTTTACTCTTGCGATAGCCTAATAAAACAAAAACTTCCGGATTAGCTATTCGGCCCATATAAAGGCCATCACATGCTTCACGACGTTATTTATTACAATGTTTTGAATGAACTTACTGTAGTTCCCGGTCAAATCATATATGCATCATATATATAATATCCATTGAAAAATGGATATTATAGGTACGGAGAAGCACAAGCTTGCGTTAAAAACGGATAGGTTACTGCAATAGTCAAAGGCAATCCTAATGCTTACGTCCATCCAATCGTCTAATTTCCTCCAGGCAATTATGAATTGCTTACAGCCAGTGGCTTAGTCTATATCATTATAGAAACTCTGTAAGCATACGATTGGAATGAATTTGTCAGTTAGAAAGTCATCAAAATCACAGTTCTCGGCTCCAAAAACGATGACATCAGATTCAAAACTTAAAATTGGCAAGTCGTCAATTTTAACTATTTTTATTCTCCATAATTAGACAACGACAGTATATCTACTGAAAATAAGATCATCTAATTGAGGAACAAAAAGGGACGTATTAGCAAAGTCGTCACGGCTATAGAAACTGACGATATAGTTATTTCATACTGGCCGGATGTATACGATTATATCTCGACTATTTATAAAACGCCATCTAGCGATATAGAAGGCAGAAAATATTTACAAACATTGTATAATATTATTAACAAAGATATCATATCAAAATACGATGGTTGCTTCGTCAAGCCTCGTATGAGAGACATCGAAAATATGATGTTGCTTCTAGATTCCCGGATATGAGAATCTAGCGATTGATATCATAATTATTATAATGCATAGATCAATACGCCGATACAAAATATTGAAGAACAGTTGGATGATTGAACTTGGATGCCATCCACCGCTTAGGTTGCCATCGGGATGTCTATAACAGTCGCCGCGAGAACGTTCTCTAAATCCAGAGTCGTGCATAACTAATTATCCAAAATGATTTAAATATTTAGTCCCTCACGTGTAAAGTGTATAGGAAATAACAAACTATTATTGGCAGGCTCGGTTATAGGATTAGCCGGTTATCATATTTACAAGTGGAATCTAGATCGCAGATTGGATCGAGGATATAATAAACACAAAGAAGATTACCAAGACAAGTATAAGTCTAAATATGCGTCAGATAAAACTATATATTCCTAAATGGTCATAGATGATATATCCCATGCATAGAAGTAAGTTATCGATAACGGTTCTAAAATAATTAGCGGCGTAGGCTAATTATTGTGATTTATTAACCCTTTAAGCTTCTTGTTTGATAAATAATCAACGGACGTGGCTAAGGAACAAGTAGAATCTAATATCGATAGAGATCTTATTAGAACAGCCATTAGAGAGGATAACGAGATTGGTAATTTTTATGATCTTAGTCCTAGAAATGGAGGGGATTAAGGAGGCCCTGAAATAATCCTGGAAGACGAACGTGATGTTATAGAAACATAACGCAAACAAGAGATAAATAGGAAAATCAAAAATATAATTATTAACGTTATAGATAAAATCTTAGAGAGCATGATATGTTGTAGTGATTAGGGCAAGTGAAGTGGAATGAACGCCCTAGACATCTCTGAGGATCTTATAGCAGATTTTAAAGAACTTAAAGACAGAGCTGGATCCAATTAAGGTAAATATAATCACAGATTATACGACTAATTACCCTAGAATATAATTCAAATGCCTTTAAATACTAATAATGTTAACGTTCTCAATACTTAGGAGTTGACAACCAGTCATTATAATGTCTTTAGTTGTGAGAATTAAAGATTGTTCATGCCTCTAGGTTCTGAATCTTGTACTATATATAGATATGGGAAAACTGATTGCTCATGTAAAAATTAGTATAAAAATCATTATGGTATGAACGCTATATAATTCGGTACGTGCACATTTAATGGACTCAGCGCCTTATTACTTAGATAAATTTCAATTAACGAAAGAATGTAATACGAAGTCTATATGAAATTCTGAGATTATGTTTGAGACTATTATGACATACACGATACCAACATTAAATAGTTTATTCTACAACATGCTAAAGATTATACTCTTCAAGATTATTTTAATTCTCTAGATGGGAGGAAGAAAAAATTGTATCGAGCTGGATATGAGCGTTTCTTGAGCAAGAACGAAATATAAACCCATTGTGATTTCTTCTCTAAAAGTAACGAGATTCATACAGATCCCGACTCTAGACCCAGAGCTATATTCAATCCCACTAACGATATGAAGTGTATAGGATCATTCGTCGCTAGATTCTTCATAAAAATCATTAAACATATAGAACCCGGTTTTATAAGCGGTTACAACGAACAAGAAATCGCTTCGAGAATACACGAATAGTTGACATCAAGTTAAAATTTATCATATAATATAGCTTATAGTTATGACGGTTCCGGACACGATGCCCATTAACACGCTCCACTTATCGACGCTGTCGACAATTAATTCATTGATAGGTATCTGGACTTATTTTTATAAGTGTAAGACGAAATCAATCCCATATATCATTCAACTATCAAGAAAGCTTTGTTGACTATGGAAATTATGGTTTATGGAAAAGACGGATTAAAATTCTCCATCAACGGCACCGTATTCTCGGGACATCCGACCCGAACTACATTATTCAATACACTGTGATCCATCCTTTATAATAAGTTTATGCTTAGATAAACCAATAATAATGGTCTCATTTTCGCTTCTGGAGACGACATATTGGGTTTCACTGTTAGACCGGTATTGAAAGAAGAAATGAGAATAATAGGTTAGGAGGGATGTCACATGGGCTTAGGGTAGTGTCCGAAAGATTTTAATGGCTAATTCATCACTAAATAATCTTTCCTTTCCAGAAAGTTTTACCTAGATATCAATAAATTGTTTATTACTAGAGATTCCGGCAAATTGCAGAAATCAGGAGCATTTAAAGCTCTAAATTGCATTCTTAATGATAACGAGTATCTTAAGGCATAAGCTGACACGGAAAAAGCAGAAACTGGAGGTCTCTCTTTGAACGATTTGGCTTGGAGTCGACATAGGAAATAAAAGATCATCAAAAATGATATTCGAGATTAGAAAATCACCAAATTTATCAATAGCGATTATTCATATAAATTAAGAATGTAAATTTGATACAATTATGATGATTATGCTTAATTAGCAGTGTACAGGAATCTTGATGCATCTTATGACAAAATCCGCGCATCTAATATTACGCATCCGGGCGAGTAATTGGACGTCGCGGGTTCTAATAGAACTATTTCCGTTCAAAGCCGTTATCTTCTTTTACGAGAATCCCCTTAATATAATCAATAAATGTAAAAGAACAAATAAAGAAAACAAAAGAAGCAAACTTCAAATAAGCAAAATTAAGTCATCACTAGCAATTCATAACTTAGAGTATAGTCCGAAAGAATCTTAAGACCATAATGGAATTCCGGATTAAATCCGTAATAGTAAACTTATAGTAAGAATGCTGATGGCGTTATGAATTATCTTAAGTCATTAAAAGATCCTTTCACTGTTAGGGGAGTCAGAATGCCCAGTACTATGTCCATACCATGCTAAGTTCAAAACTATCGTGGAAATTTAAACTTTACCACTAATGCTGCTGGATTTGGAAGAATCCACATGTTACTGGGTCGATCATTCGGAAACATAGTAGCGGATGGTACTCCGACTCTAACTGAAAGCTCTGCCGTTACTTTCTCAAATCTTTTAACTGGTACCGGAGATTTAATAAACAACCCTTCAAGAGTTGTTTCCGCCGGAATGTGAATCCGATCATTGGGTGCTGTATCTGTAGACGCAGGTATTATTTAGGCATTTGCATCTCCCATCGACTATCAAACTACTGCCTGGGACGTCTTTAGAGATTCTCCCAATCAGAAGACTTATAGTAAAGGAGAAGTTGCCACGATAAGATATTATCCTTACGACGAGACCGAAATGTTATTCGGAGTCGCAGGAGATGTTAATAGACCGAGGTATAATCATAACCTAGGCTTCTTGATTAAAGGAGCTCCTAATACATAATTTGATATTGAATATAGTTATACTGTCGAATATATTTCTATTAATAATACCGATATTATTCCTCATGCCTACGGCCCTTGTGCTGATCCTAGAGATATATTACCTTAAAATAATAATCTCAATAGAGCAGAGACTAAAGGTTCAAACTCTTTTGATAGCCATCTTAATGACGCTATCTCCAGAGCTAACACAATTACGTCTTTGATGGATAAAGCTGGTAATATCGCTGCCCTCATGTCCTCAATATATAGTATGTTTGGGGGAGTTAAAATGGCTCGATCTTTTATTAGAAACCGGTGACCTACGGGTCTCTCATTCGTAAATGACGTGATTGTCTTATAAATATCCTCTTGGCCGAGTAGGCCTGCTGCATAAGCATATTATGACGGATGTCCGCCGAAAGTCGCTTAATGTGTACGGACTTCTTCCTGAACTCGTTCAGGGAGCGGATTAAAACTCCAC